TAATCAGTTGTTACTAATGTTCCTGTTATACCTAATACCGTCATTGGTAATGGTTGTTCTTGTTTAATTTCAATTTGTCCATCTCTATCCCATCCTAAATTAGTTACTCTTTTATCGCCAGTAAATTCTGGAATACTTTGACCCATTGGAGTAGATGATGTTCTAAAAGGTAATTGATCGCCATTGATTATAATACCTACTGTTTTATGTAATCTTACCATAACTTCATTATACCTTTTTTTACGGCCTTGTGCAGTACCAGCTTGTGATCCTGCTTCAACTCGCATTGTTTTAATTCTAGACGTATATCCTAATCCTATTTCAATACTTTTATAACTTGTATTTGATGGTAAATTAACAGATATTGCACCGTTAGTTACCGTTTGATTTGGATATACTGCATCACCTATAAGGATTTGTACTTCTTCACCTTCTAGATGATCTAATCCAGTAATACTTGTACTATCACCATTAACTACACCAGAAAGACCGCTATCTAATTTAATTAATGGATCTAAATATTCAACATATTGTACTATATTTCCATTAATTCTTCTACGTACAATAATCCAAACTTGATTTTCAGTATCTTCTGATATTGTTGATACGCTTTTTACTTGCGCTTGTGCTTTTAAAGTATGATTTGCGCCAACACCATCACCTATTTGTAATACAGTTCTATCTATTGCTTGTTCGTATGTTGACGCTAATTCAATATTATTTGCGTCTTTTTTATAAATAAAATATGTGTTACCATCTACTAATCCAGATAGTTTTGTACCTCCTCCAGCACTATAAACTACGCTATCACCTGTATTTAATCCGTGTGAAGATATTGTAATGTATCCATTATAATTTGGATCTACGCTATAATCAGTTACATCTGACGCACCATTAAAAGTAAGTTTATAAGAACCACCTATAATATGTCTATGCCAAGCAATTACATCTTCTTGTCTTTGATAAGTCAAACCTAATAAAGTACCATCATCTCTTACTGCCCAATAAATACTATCTGGCTCTTGTGCGTAATCTACGTCTGTTATTCCATTACCTGTAATATGTTCTGCAAGTAATGTCATATCTGGTGCTTGGTAAGCATCATCTTCAAATCTATATGCAAATTCTCTAATTTTTTTTCTTTGTCTTTGTAAAAATAATACTGCGTTACCAATTTGTATTGGCTGTGTGTTGTATCCACCATATGTTGTTTGTTGTGTAATTTGTACGTTGTCGGGTTGTAATGGCTCACCAGTTGGTCTTCCTACTTTAAATTCACCACCTGCTGTACCAACAATTAAATCTCTAGCAGGTGCTAACCATCTTATTGTATTAACTTTGTTTGCCGCAATAGTATAAATAAATGCATCTGCTGGATCACCTGCGCCTCTATGAAAATCCTCATAAAAACCACTTTCACTTGCCCATATAGTTTGAGGAAATGCTGTACTTCCACCAAATATTAATCTTTGTTCAAAAAATGAAACTGTTTTAGGATAACCTGTATCATCAGACCAAGCACCTAATGCCCAATCTGTGTTAGCCGCCGAAGATCCAATATCTTGTTTAATTTCCCAAGTAACTTGTGTTGTTGATATGTATGCTGTTATAACTCCCCATCCATCATTTAATCTAACAGATCTACCAACGTCTGATGATTTAAAACCAGCACCATCATTTATACCAGTTGTTGAAGATGCAGTTAATGTTCTACCTGCACCAACACCACTTGCAGATGATGATAATGTTGTAGATGTTTCATTGTCATCTAAATATGGCCCATTAATAAATTGTACAGTAGATAATGTCCAAGATGTATGTCCTGTTCTTGATAATTTTCTTGGTTGTAATGTTTCTTCTACAATATACATAACGTCTGCTGATTGTGTAAATTGTATGTCATACAACATACTTTCAGTAAAAGGTGATGCTATTTCATAAACACTAGCAACAGTACCGCCAGATGTATATGCAGTATAACCTGTACTATCTACACCAGACAATTCAAAAGTATTTGTTGTTACGTTTGCTATTCTAAATCTTCTGCTATTTAATTCTGTCATACCACCAACACTATTAATCCAAACGTCTGTGCCATTTGTATAACCGTGTGATGCAACTGTAACTACAGCAGGATTAGCTTGTGTAATGTTAGTTATATTTTTTGTTGCATTAGTTATTTGACCATTATCTTTAAAAAAACGAATATATTGATCGCCAAATTCTAAAATGTAAGATTGTTCTATATTAAATTCAAAAGGTATTAATCTAGTTATTTTGCTACTATCTTTTACTTCTGCAACAAATTTAGTACCATATCTTCTTGTAGCGCCTCCTTGTGGAAACACCGTCATATTTTCTAATACTTCAACACCATTATTATATTTTTTAAAATCAACTTGACCAGCAAGTTTTGGTGTTAATTCACCAGCAGTAAAATTTGTTTGAAAAGGATGTACACGTGCCATTATTTTCTAAAGTCCGTAAATGTACTAGAAACAAGATCATCAATAAATCCTTCTTGTCCGTCAATACTACGTGCTTCAGAAAGTTTTGTTTGATAGAGTTTCTGCATTTGTTGTTGCACTTGCAAACTGTTTGTGACAGGATATGCTAAGTCTAAAGATAATTTTGCAGTTAAAACATCTACAAACATTGGATCAAACAAATTAGTGTCTGTTATTCTTGCAATGTACAAAATTTTAGCAGTACCTTCATCTGTTAATAACACTCTACCGTGTGTTGCTACATTTTCTACTTTAAAAATGTAATCTGGATATTCCATTTCTAATACTCTTAAACAATATGGATTTGTTGGTAATGAGTATTGATAATTAAACCCGTATGCAGGGGTATCTGATAATTTTGCTAAACTTGCTCTTGTAATTGCAAAATTCCAAGGGTGAGATCTTAAAACTGCATCTCTTGCATCTGTATAAAATGCATTACACAATCTGGCTCTTTCTGTATCATCTGTTAACGAAGTGATTGGATCATCACCTAAACGTCTTAGAGCATTTGAACAAATTGATACTTCTGTAGCCATAATATTTTGAATATATCAAAGGGGCGATTATAATTCAATATATATCGCCCCTTATAGTTTTTTTAGTTATTTATTACTCAACAGCGTAAACTACTGCAACTTTAATAGTTCCAGAAGCCGTACCGCCACCTGTAGTAATTAAAACATCTGTTTCAGCAGTATTTTCATACCCGAAACCGTCAATGCTTCCGTCTTCTGACATAACTACTTTACCAGCAGTTGCCGCCGCAGTTGCACCAATATATCTTGTTGCGCTTCCGCTATCGCCTACTGATAATGTAACACTAGCACCTAATGCGTCGTGATGTACGATTACATCATACACAACAGCGCCTTTTGGTAATCTTGCTACAGAAATGTCTGAGCCAGAAACTAAAGAAGATGCTTCGTAACTGTCGTATTGTATTCTCAATTTACCGTGTGCATACTGTGATGAAGTTTTTACAACTGGATCAGCAGTAATGTTAGTAAAGTTAGATCCTTTTACACTAGCCATTGTTCATCCTCCTTATTATTCTTGACAAGCAATTTCAACTACTTTTTCGTCTTCTACTCTTGTAGCGCCGATAGTCATAGATAAAAATACTTGTGTTGCATAGTTTTTGTCTGCTCTTTCAGATATTTTTGTACTCATATCTTTTCCAACAGCCAAACCTATTGCTGATTTAGTGAATGCTAATACTTGTCTGTTGCTAGATCCATCTGTTCCAAGTCTTTGACTTCTTACAAACTTGAAACCCATAAATGTATCTATTGCACCTTGTACTAGCGCCTTAACTGTAGCATAGTCCGCAGAAGTGATTTTTTCTAATGCTAGAAGATCACTCATTTGTTTCGCAGTACAGATTAGGTATCTTTCTTCATCTGGATCAACGTCAGCCGCATCAAGAATTTCTTTAGCGCTGATTAGTTTTTCCAATGAAAGACCACTAGAAGCTACTGCTACTTTTTGACCTGCTGGTAATGGAACAGATGTTCCACCACTTACTCCTGCAAAGGCATTTCCAGTAGCCGCCGCAATAATTGCGTCGTCCATTGCTCTACCCATTGCATAAGCACCAGCTTTTGCGTACTCGGATTGAGGCGATATAAGCATTCTTACTTTATCTTCTTGATCTATAAGATCTGCCCAATCGTAGTCCTCCATAGTTACTCGTCTTCTAGAATGAGGCGTGTCCACTCTTGGAGTGTCAGCGTGTCTAGAAGTTCTTTTTAGTGCCGCAGTTGACCCAATTCTTTCAAAAAAGTGCGATTTACCTGTAACACTCTCAGATCTTACCGCATCTCTTAATCTAGAACCTTTTTGTTGAGCCAAATGAAACACATTGCTTTTATACTGTTCTACAAAAGCAGTTGTTATTTGAATTGACATTTTATATGTCCTCCTATTAAAAGTTAAGAATAGTGGGCGTAATACAAATGTACTAAACCATATTCCGTTTTATGTCGGCTTTTGTCCTTACGGGAAACCTTATCGTAAACGATACGATCAATCGGAAGTTTAAAGCCATCACGGCTACCTACTCGTTGTCCTAATAGGGCGAAATCGGTGTTGTAATTATATCACAATTTTTAATTAAACACCAAATGCTTTTTCGTGTAACTGTCGCATTTTTTCAACAGCTAATTGGTCGCCTTTATGATAAGGATGACTACTATCTAGCATAATCTTATTGATTTCTTCTTTTGCATCTAAAGGCGATACAGCTAATCTATTATTTTGTGTATTTTTAGCCATATCTTCTGTTACTTCAGCACCTAATCTAGCAAAGAATTTAATAACAGCAGGATTATTACCAGCAGATGAATTATTTAATAAATCTTTTAATTCATCATCACCATAAACATCTAATGCTCTAGTAGCGGCTCTTACGTTTTTATCATAATCGTATCCCCACTCTTGTTTTAGCATTTGTTCTGTTTTATCTTTTTCCATTGCAATAGATGCAGGTTCATTTTGCATTTCATATTTAATGCTATTAACTTGATAGTCTAATAATGCATTAACTTGCTTGTTATTTAAACCTATTTTATGCGCCACGTTTTTAAACTCATCAACATTTTCTTTTCTAAAATATTGTTGGTATTCTTGTGGTATTTTAACTTCATATTTATTAGGATCTTCTGGTCTTCCTAATTTATTATAAAGTTCATTGTATTCATCATCATTTTTAGGCAATGGTATTCTACTACCTAAAACTTTTTGTTGATGTACTACAGTTTTTGCTAAACTTTCTATATCTTTAAAGTTTTGCAATGTAGCGTCATTTTTTAGTTCGTCTGGAAGCGTTGATCGCCAATCTTGATTATCACCTCCCGATCCAAGTATAGTGCTAACTTCTTGCTCTTGTACTGGATTGTCGTTTGTGGTCGTTTGTGTATCAGACATCTTTTTCCTCCTTTATTAGATTGATTATTCTGATGATAACACTTCGTTGTCCTTCACGAAATGCTGTTTCATATGGATCATTTTTTTGATATGATGATCTATGATAGTATGCCTCGTTTAAGTCGGCAAACACTCTTTTACCTTCTTTTGTATCAAAAGTAAATTGGTAATCTTTTTTTAATTGATTGTATTCTCTATTATCGTCCATTAAATATTTTCAGAAATACCCATATCTTCTGCTGTATCACCTAACATTGCTTGTACATTAGGATCTGACATAGTTTTAGATGCTTCTGCTTGTGTTTTCATTGCTTGTGCTTGGGCTTGTTGTTGTTGAGCCATTTGTGCCATTTGTTGTTGTTCAGCACGTGCATTTCTCATTTCATCAACTTGATCTTTACCACGTAATACAGTTTTAGGTACTCCTAATAATTTACCTCTTAATCTAACTGCTTCGTCGTGATTTATATTATCCATAATTGCTGGATCTACTTGTGCAATATTCATTGCTAATTGATATAATCTTTCAATAGCAACTGCTTCTTCCATTCTTTGTGAACGTGCTAACGGGCCAACATATTCTACATCAATTTTTGATCCTCTAACAACAGAAGGTTCTGGTAATAATGCACCAGCACGATACATAATACCAAACACACGTTCAATTAATGGATTTAAAAATTCAGATTGAAAACGTCCTAAAGTTGGGCCAAGTAATCTTTGCATTAATTCATATCTTACTTGTACTTCTGTTGCCGTCATTTGAGGGCCTTCTTGTAATTGTAATTGATCTGAATAAAATGCTTGTCTAATAGCAGTTCTTAATTGATTTTCTTTTAAATCTGTAATTTGCCAGTTAGATCCTATTTGTAATGGTTTAATAGCACCATCATTTCTAACAACTGTAATACCCGCAGGTGTAGTTCTAACTCTACCTATAACACCATCATCTTGAACAAGTAATGGTGGATCAATAGCTTTTGCCCACGCTTTTAATCCTATTTCAACTGCTTTGTTTAAAGTTTTAATATCTGGTAATG